ATCTCCTATAAATAGAAACGTCGTCGCGACGTGTAATTGTTATTGTTACTGATGAGCCGGCTGTTACTGTAACACCTGTAGTAGGTAGAGATAATAAACTTAATTCACTTGAATATTGTCCGGGTAGTCTTAAATCAATATCAATAGGTGGATCAGTATTTAAATATTCTTCTTTAATTAAATTAAATAAATCTTCTTGTTGATCGTATAATAGTTGTAATGGTCGATTAACAACATCAGTCAATAAAGGCTCATTTACTCCTATATAAAAATCTTCATTATCATTAAAACTTGTAGGCTTACTAAACTCATGGTCATTTATCGTACATATAGCTGGAGCAATAGTAGTTCCAATATTATTAGGTGTATAATAACTATATATTTTTTTATTTAAATTCTCAAAAAACGAATAATGATTATATAATAATTTTTTTGTTGTTTTGTTGAAAGTTATATTATTAACTATTTCTTGCGGCAGCACATATATATCAGATAACGTAAAATAATTAGTATAAAAACTAGTATTATATAATTTACTTGTTATATGATCATTAGCAAAAATATATGTACTTGTTTTATATCCAGACACTGGGGCGCCTGTAACATGACCCGCAGCACTAACTGTCGCAGATAATGTAGATGTTGTAACCGCTATATAATCAACATTATTATGCAATACAGTATCAAATGATAATATCTTTTGTGAGCTTATACTATCATACTCTACTGTAATATTAGCACTAGTAAGATCAAATGTATTAATTGGTGAATTTAAATTCGTTTTATAAAAAGTATATATATTTCTATTACTGGCTATATATAAAATATTTTTTGAAGCTTTACTATTAACTATTTTTTTAAAATTATCTGATTCTGGTTCATATAAATTACGAGATGTTAATGTAGTCAAATCATCAGTTTTTACACCATAAAGCTCAAATGGTAAATATGACTCAAACGGAAGCCACGGTTGGCTTATTTTATTTGTGAAAATATTATATTCAAAAATTTTACCAGTTGATGAAAGTATATATCCTGAAGGTGATTTAATCGTATCTGACCACTCATCTATAACAATAGAAACTAAATCACCATACTGTTTAAATTTTGGTACATCCCGGGCTTCAGTAATATAATTAAAATTCAAATCAAATACTTTTATACTATAGTTACCGTTATCTAAAATATAAATTCTATTATTAAAAACTGAAAAGCTCTGTGGATTATTTAATTTATTTTTAACTTGAGATACTCCAGAACCGCCTAACGTTTTTAATAAATACCGACCGGGACGATCACTGATAAGCTTAGTGCGTTGGACTGCAGTATCCTGAGTTATTAGACCAGAAATATCAAACTTAAATAAAGTATTAAGACCATTATCTAAAACAAACAAATACGTATCTACAATATCTACACAAACAACATTTCTAAATTTAAAGGTCTTATTAAATTCTACAAAATTACCTGCTAATATAGTACATAAAGAACTTAGTTCCGTTGTACTTTCAATTACAGTTGAATCATTAGGACTATAATTGAAAAATACAAAATTATCACTATCTGTCTTTTTAGTTATAAACGTCTCAGCAACTGCTTGCATTGAGGAAAGACTATTACCAGAAGCTGGCTCTGCAGAAGTTGAACAAAGAGTAGGTGTAAAAAACTGATCAACGTTAATAAATCCTAGATTAGCAGACGTTGGAGATGTACCGGTATTCATCTCAGCGTTAGCAATTAAATACAAATAATTTCTATATAATTTGAGAATACTATCATTATACACCTCCGCGATGGCAAAATCATTATGACTAATTTTAATGTCATCTATTGAATAAGGTAAATTAAGAGCTGCAACTCTAAGTTTACCTATTACTCTATCTCGCGGATAGCCAAATGTAGATACTGCAGCAACTTCACTATATATTGAACCGGCCATGTATTAATTATTTAACAATTTTATCTTAATTTAACAGATTGAAGTTATAAAGACATTTGTAAATATATGTAATGCCGAGAAAAAAACATGGAATGACAAAACAAAAGATAACTCCTGATTTTATTTTAGATCTGTATAAACACACTAAAACGATGGATGAACCAGAGAGAAATGAAACAGTTGATAAAATAAAAGATCTCGTAAAATACATGGGTAACGAAATTAGTATTGATTTAAATGACATCAAAAATTAACTTGTCTTGGGAAAGTATTGAGCAGGACATATCTTTATTAGTAGAAAGAGTAAAAGATTTTCACCCGACTTGTATCCTCGGTATCGCAAACGGTGGAATGATTCCTGCGGCTCTTTTAGCAAAGAAGCTGAAGGTAGATAAATTACTATCATGTAACTTGAAATCTTATCAAGATGATGCTCCTCGGAAAGGTCGAGTTAATGAGAGAGAGGGTTCTAATAGTTGACGATCTCGTCGATACAGGATTAACGCTAAAAAAGGTGTACGGTAATTTTGTTATATTTAATGATCAATATAATATAACTTGGGATTTTGCTACATTATATTATAAGCCCAAGACGGCCTTCATGCCTGATTATACAGTAAGAGAATTTGATAATAATGATTGGATAGTTTTTCCTTGGGAAAGGTAATTATATATAACCAACTACGCTTAAGGTGAAACCGTCCTCAAATCCCTGTTCTGTCCCATCCGAATAGATCCGATAATCAAAAAATATACTACCACCATAAGCACTTAAAGGACATAACGCTTGTACTGCACCTTTAACTAAAGTACTACTATCAACTCTCACAATTGTTAATCCTGCAACCACACCGTCAGCACTATCTCTTACTTTAATAAATTGGTTGTTACCATTATTAGTACCTACCGGGGCATCATAGACGGCTTCAAGTAGAACACTAGACGCATTACTTGGAACACCGTTCGGATTCGTCGCTATAGCCCAGTCCATATTAAACCCAGCGGTGTTAGCACCACGAGTTGAAATCGGTGTGGATGAAGTTAACCATCTTAACCGACCGTCTGCAGCGTTGCCATCAATTCTAGATGATAATTGACCAGTAGAAGTAACAAACACATTCCGATTTCCACTAGCTACTAAACCACTTATAAAAGCACTCGTACCAGTTAAAGTCGTTGTTGATATTGTTCCACTAAATGTTACATTACCGGAAATATCACCACCATGAACTTGATCACCCGAAATGGCATCAACAGGAGTATCAATATTACCCCACGGTATACCAGAATTAACAGCGACCCAATGTGTTGGATTACTATTATCAGTACCTGTTAATAATACAACCGTAGTAGCACTTGTTCCAGTTGTATTAGTTGGTGTAACATCGCTACCAGTACCATCAACATATGTCGCAGCTGGAAATACAGCAATATCTCCTGCCATAGCAAACCCACCAGCGGATGCTTCAGTTAAATGTGTATGAAAGCTGTTAGCTAATGGACCACCAGCACTAACAAACACAGTAGTACCTAAACCGAGACCACCTAGAGTGCTACCATCTCCAACTACTACTCTAAAGGCATCTGTAGAATAACCAAGTTCTCCTTCGCATAAGATTGTGGTTTTTCTATCAGTATCAGTACCGCGTCTTAAAAACAACCTAGCCTTCTTAACCTCTGCCATATAAAATATTTAATATCTAGATATGATTAATACAAGGCTTATTAAATAATTATAATGAACAAGAATGAAACGTACTATGCATTAGCTCAGCAGCAAGGCAGTTCTGTTAAACTCGAAGTGAGAGAAACTGTAGGAGGTAATGTAGTTAAGACTTACAGATATCCTGGTACTATAGATTCATCTCCTGTTATTTCTGGGGATACTGTAAACTTTACAGTAACAATAGGTTCTTATAGAAAAATGATAATCCAGAATATAAGGACTGGAAAAAAAGTGGAACGTCAGATTCGATAGCATAAATAGTTATGTTATGAATAACTTATTAAATTACTTAACAAAACCGCAGGTAGCAAGATCATACAGTCCTATGTTTGATCTTTTTAATACATTAGAACAATCGTTTGCAGCTCCGGGTGAGTCGTTTTCCAATGACAATA